ATTAGACAAAATCACAAAATGGTTTTTCAACACAACAAAAATCGAAGTCAATACCGACTGGCGATTGGTTGCGTTGGACTTAAACCAAGAATTGATTGCAGCACAGGAAGAAAATCAAATACTTTATCAGCGCATCGCTGACTTGGAAAAACTTTTAGAGGTATAGAGAATGACAGAACCAACTTTAGCAAGCCAATTTCTTGGAATTGCAACAACTATGATTAGTTTGTTCATTGTATTGTCACTGATTGCATATGGTGAACAAAAAGCAAAAGCAAAAAAGAAAGTGCAAGAAGAACATGACAAGATGATTATTGAGATCTACCAACAAGGGCGAAATCAATTCAACAATATTGCTCGTGAAAACATCAGAAATTGTGACAGAAAATTCACGTTTAACGAACAGCCTCCTGTCGGGCTATCGAAGAAGCAAAAATAAGGAGCAAAGCCAATGTCAACAGATTACAATCAATCAATCAAATGGGTTGAAAATACAATCCAAATTTACAACGAGCTTCTTGAAGACAAGCAGAAGAAAAACAAACTATCAAGGCATGATGCAACATTTTATAACTACAATCTTGAAAATTTAACTCTAATCAAGGAACACCTTATTGACTACCAAAAACTAGCCCAAAATTACCGTGAACTGGATAAAAACTACTGCTTATTGAAACTCCAAAAAATGGAAGTGGATAGCCGTTTTATTTTCGAAGAAATGAAGAAGGAATATCGTGCAAATCGCAGGAAGTGGAAAGCGAAACAAAGTTAGAAGAGGTGCTAGATATGTCTGAAATCAAATGGATTAAGATTACGACGGACATTTTTGACGATGAAAAAATACGTCTTATTGATGCACTACCAGACCATGATGCCATTTTAGTTATATGGTTTAAAATCCTAGCTCTCGCTGGCAAACATAATCGCAACGGGCTTTTGATGATGTCAGATAAGGTTCATTACACTGATGAAATGCTTGCAACAATTTTTCAAAGGCCTCTAAATACTGTCAGAATGTCCCTGGGAGTCTTTGAGCAATTTGGGATGATTGAGATTATTGACGGTGTCATTACTTTGCCAAATTGGGAAAAACATCAAAATATTGATGGCATGGAAAGAATCAAGGAGCAAACACGGAATCGTGTAGCAAGACACCGAGAGAAGCAGAAAAATCTTGCTCTCGGTAACGTTACATGTAACGTTACAGTAACGGACGGTAACGCACTAGAAGAAGAAGGAGATAAGACTAAGATTAAGAATAGATTAGATAAAGATAAGAATATAACTACTACTAGTAGTAACGAAAATATTCTTGAATTATTCCAATCTGAGTTTCGTAGATTGCTATCAGGTTTTGAGATTGAGGAAATCAATCATCTTTTGAACGAAAATGATGTCGATTTAGTAAAAGAAGCATTGAAGACAGCTATCAATTTAGGTAAGCCTAACATCAAGTACATTGGTGGAATTTTAAGAAATTGGCAGCTGAATCAGGTTACAACAGTTGAACAGGTTCAACAAACTCAAAAACAACATCAAGAAAAAAAATCAGGTAAGGAGGTGACAGACGAATGGGGATTTTAGAACTTATCGAGCAATTTGAAGATGACTTTTATCCGATTAGTGACGAAAAGAAATCTTTGCTTATAAAACAACCACTTTCTACTGTCACTGCTTGTTTGTCAGATATGGCCAACTGGAAAGCTTGCGGAGGTAAGGTATCATGGTAACTGATGCACTCGAGGAGATGGCCTTGTCTTATCATAGAAATACTGAACAGCAAGATGAAATTTGCGAAAAGCATGGGATTCCCTTGATCAAAATCCTCCGGACAAATGACGTCCTTTGTCGCTTATGTGAATCGGAACGGATCCATGCAGAGAATCAAATAAAAGTCAATGAGTTGGCGGATGCTGAGAATGAACGAGAGCGGAAGTTCTATCTTGAGAGATTCTCTCTCTATGATGATGTACTGAAAAATGCTACTCTTGATAACTTTGACACGCCGACTGAAAAAGAGGCTGAAAAATTGAAGTTTGCCAAAAAAATTTGTAGAGAGTGGGCAGGTGGAGCGAGAAACAATGTTGTTTTTCAAGGCGAAGCCGGAACGGGTAAAAGCCATCTTGCTTTTGCCATTATGAAAGCTTTATCAGAAGCCACAAAAGAAATTGCTATTTTTATCAATGTTACTGACTTACTGATGAAAATCAAGGCGGACTTTAGTCAGGAAGAGTTCCTGGTCAATAAAATTGCTAGTGCAAAGTTTTTGGTCTTGGATGATCTTGGTATGGAGAAGGACAGCGAGTGGTCCTTCAGTATTCTTTACAACATTCTCAACAAAAGGGCTAATACAGTTATCACGACCAATTTGACAGCTCAAGAAATTCAGAAGCGATACGGTCGGCCGTTTATGAGTCGGTTGATGAAGGGTGTGGATAATGATCATCTGATGGTATTTAATGACTTGAAAAACAAAAGGAAAGATTATTTTTAGAGAGGTGGGACATCTTGTTATTAAATCTCTATTTCGTCTACAATGGGCACTGCAAGTTTTTCCTTGGGAGTTTTAACAATGTGGATGAACTTATCGAACGGATGAAAGACCATCAATGGGCTTTCTCAGGTATTACCAGACCAAAATTTAAAAAATATATCGGAAAAGATGATGTAAGTTTTGATTATGGTGCTGTAGATTGCTATTATTTGGCGACAAAATCAACGTGCCGCGAACCACGTTAAAAGCGAGCTAGGATATGTGTTAATCGGTCGTGTGACCTGGACGAGCGACTGCCCGTATTTAGCCGAATTCACAAAGGCAGTCGCATTTTTTGGAAAATGATATGAATGACATTAAAGAAAAAGCTCTGGCTAAGTTGCTAGAGGAATTAAATCAACCACATGACATCGCACTTGACCGTGTTCATAACTGGATATGTGATCAGGAAGATGAGGAATTATTTAAAGGAATCTTAAAAGAGCGATACTCTCTGAAGTGTGCTTTAAGTCATGCTAAAGAAAAAGCTCGTAAATTTGCTGAAAACGGAGTCGCTTGTATCGATGATGCTACTGTCTTCAGATGGGTTAGAGAGTACTTTATCTCAAATTCACAAGTATCTAACATCCAGCAGGTGCCTGTTGAGCCCGTCAAGAAGAAAAAGGAAGACAAATCTCAGGCTTCTCCTGAAGAAAAGGTTGATGTCGCCAAAATTAGGAAAGGCGCTGGTCCAGATGATGATATCATCATGAAACCTAAAATTAAGAAAGAGAAAGGAGTAGTCGAAAAGCAAATGAGCATTTTCGATTTCTTGGATGAATGAAACATGAACAATGCAAGCGAGAAGCCGATAGACGATTGAAACCACCAGCAAAATTCTGGAGCTGGTGCTATTCGCAAATCACAACGTACAAATGGACCAATAAGGACAAGACTATAATCGCTTCAGATTTGAACCTTGGTCATTGTATTGAAAAGCGACTGACAAAGTCGTCACGGCTCACTTTTTATGACAAGACTTACTTTTTCTCTATCATTCTCAGTACCTCGAAGCGCATTGAGATCCAATCTTATGAATTTAGGTCGAAGTTGGTTGAAGGAAAACAGTTTATCGATTGGCAATTTACAAATTTGGAGCGATTTGAAAATGACAAACATGTGAAGATTGGCCAAGATTACAACGGACAATTTTATCCGTATCTTTTCGCTAATTTCTTTAGCGGAGGATATTATACAGGTAATAAATTCTATCCAAACAACTGGGTTGAAAAACTTAAAAAGGTATCTGAACTCAAATATTTGAAGTTCGGGAATATTTGCTACTGGGAAATTGAACGGCTTTACAAATATAAGTTTGAAATTGAATTTGCTCAGAAAATTCATGCTTACAAATTGGCCAACGAAATCATGAATCCAGGTTACACTGGATTCACCAAAAACGTAGATATGCGAACCTTGAATCGCAGATGGCTTCAGAAGAATAAACAATTTTTCAAGAATTCAAATCGTAGTTTTAATGAATTTGAGTTGAGCCGTCGATTAAAAGAACGGAACGGCCAACTAGTGCCTGGCATTGAGTCTTATCTGACTTACCACGATATCAAGCATATACCGAAAGGTATCGGGATCAATAAGTTTCAGAATTGGGTTATCAAGAATCACGTTGACTTCAATGAGTATCTTGACTATCTCAAAATGCTACGAGAAATGGGCATTGAGCCTGAAGGTGATGCTATGCTTGTACCAAAGGATTTCACGGCCATGCATAATCACACAGTAGGCTTATATAATCAATTTGTCGAAGAAAAACGCAAACTGGAAGATAAAAAGAAGCGCAAGCAGCTTGAAGCTGAATTTAAACTTAGAGAAGGAATGGATAAGACTATCCAGGGATACGCATTCCATGTCCCTAGAAAAGTGGCCGAGCTTATCTATGAGGGCAAGAAGCTACATCACTGCGTAAGCTCATACACAGACAAGCATTTTAAAGGTAATACCTTAATAGTGTTTGTCCGTTTATCAAACGAACCTAAAACACCGCTGTACACTCTTGAAGTGAGACAGGGGAAGATAGCCCAATTTCGTGGCAAATATAACCAAGATGTACCAGCTGAAGTCTGGGATATTGCCAAAGAATGGATGAAGCAAACGAAATTAGTACAAAAGATAGCATAAAGAAAAAAGGAGTAGGACGATGATGGAAGATTTAAAGAAAAAAGTTAATGAAGTATACGGATGGTCGGTAGAAGACGGGAAACCCAAGCCTCCCAAACAAGATTTACCACAAGCAGTGAAAGACCGGGCGGACTATTTCTGGGAAATGACAGAAGATGGCATGACGTTTATGGGAGCGATGGAATGTATCTTCTCTGATGAAAAACCTACAGACTATGATTTTGGTGCTACTAAGGATTGGTTGCCAAAATCTAAGGAGTTTGATGATTGGGTTGGCTATTCGCCAGGAATGTCTCAGGTAGTTATTGCAGTTTATTTGATTTATGGAGGAAACCAAGATGAAAAAGCAGGAATTGATTGAACGGATGGAAGATTTAAAAAATCTTTTTGGGAATAAATCTGAATATGTCAAAATAGACACGGTAATAGAACTTATTTCTGAACTAGACGAACCAAAATCAGGTCACGCAGATGAAGCTCCACGTTACGTCAAGAATATACTTGTACGATTGCGAGAATTGCCATTGCATGACCGTGAAGTTTGGCTAAAGGCAATCATGAGCGAATTTGAACAGGATTTCAGCCATGCAAAATGGTGTGAGGGATACGAGCAAGGCAAATTTGAGGGAATGGTTAAACGTGAGAAAGTCACAATCCCGCAGTTCGTGGCGGAAATTATCGAGTATTACAAGAAACAGAATGCTACGTTATACGATGCGCTCAGAGAAAAGAATTTTAATAAACAATACAATGATTGGTTACTGAACGAGCTGGGCGCCTACGACAAAGTTGCTCGAGCTTGGCTGGATGGCTACGAGGTCGAGAAAGAGAAGCGTTATGTGGTGAAAGTGAAAGGCATTTGTGGAAATCACGAAACTTTGAACCGTGAGAAACATTCAAACAAATGGCTTTTCTCAGACCGGGAAGAAAACTCACTTTATAAAACAAAACACACCCGGAAAGAACTAGAAGATGCCAACTTTGGCTGGGTGTTTGATTGTCCAGGCGTGGAAGTTGAAGAGGTAAAATAAATGGAAAATTTAATGTTTTGGGGAATGTTTATAGCTTGTTTGCTGATTTCGGCTATGACATATTATATTTTAAATCTACAAAGAATGGTCAATAACGACATAAGAAGAAAATATAATGATTTACAACAGGAACTAAGTCGTGCATTTGGCTGGGAAAATTACGATTGGGGCAATAATTTTAGCGAATACGCTCGTAAAGTTGAAGAACTTGTCAAATTCAAAGATAATCTTGAACAACTTGAAATCATCAAGAAAGCGTTAGATGTTCAAAAACTAGAAGAATTACAGAAACGTAAAGATCTAGTGGAACGTGAAATCAAAAAGCTCGAAAAGTAAGGAGGTGGAGTGATGGTACAAACACTTGAACAAGTTACAAAAACTGAAAGCAAACGCATAAAAATCCCTGCGAAAATCAGACCGTTTGATGTGGGTTATCGAGTAGTAAACAAACACGGTCAAGCGCTCGCTTTGAGAAATGGAGCAAGTATATTCGCTCTACCTTCGCTTGCTGAAAAAGCCATAAAGAAAGAGTTTGGGAAAAACGATCCAGATTTTGATATTGAAAAGCATTCTGTTGAAGAGGTTGCTATTATCAATGCAAAATTACGGAGTGTTCGTAGTTACTCAAACAAACTATGAATCTCTTAAAATAGGAGATGAGGTAATATTGTAATGGTAAAGTACAAGAAACCAACTTACATCATTATTCAGGAAGCAATGGCAGAGCGCATTAGATTTCTGGAAGATGAACTATATGAAAGGGCCTATAAGGATATTGAGAAACTAGAAGCTCAAAATGATTTCTTAAAAGTTCTTTGTAACAATCAACTTGAAATCATCATGGATTATGAATGGAAGCAGATGCAAGAGCAGGCTGAGTTCATAAAGGCTAATACTAGGAAATGGA